AGTTCTTTAAATAGTTAATTTAATTATTTAAAGAATATACTTAAAGGATTACCATCCGCCAACGGGGAGTTGTGTATCTAAAGTATCACTTGTTGGTACAATCATTTGACCTCTTTCTGCACTGGTTAATCCCATTTTTGGTATTTTAACTTGTGGAGCTTTTGGGTGCTGACCTAATACATCTTGTTCAAACCAATCTACTATTCCTTTACCGGATTCAAATAATGTAAAAGCTTCTACTAATCCTCCGGCTACTGCTAAGGCTCCGGCAATAGGTGCTCCTATACCGGTCGCCGCCAAAGCACCGGCACCTTCTTCTAAACCTTCTGCAATACCTGATCCTTCTGCTAATCCTGCACCTGCTTCTGCTCCTGCTTCTGCTCCTTCCTCACCTAAACCTTCCATTGCATCGGCGGTATCACCTTGTAAATCATCGCCTTCATTCAGATCTTCGGCTTCATCTTGTGCATCATTTTGTTCATCTTCAAATTGTTCATTTGGTGTTTCTTCTTCTTCAGGTTGCTCATTATTATTTTCTTCGTGGTTTTCATTCATTTCTTGCTGTGGTTGTTGTTCAGGTCTTTCAGGTTGTGTTAATTGTTCTCTGTGTGCTTGTGCTTCTAAATCTTCATTAACCATACCTAACCTGTTATTTTCAGTCTCAAAATCAATATCTCCGTTGGGTTTTCTTGCAACATCAAATTGATTCATAAAATCCTCAAATGTTCCATTAAACTGACCTTCTCCCATATCAATATCTTCACCCATATCCTCTAAATCATCCGTCATATTAGTACCATCTTCATTTACATCTTCTCTACTGCCAATATTGTTATTTGCACTTTCCTGTCCCGGTTCTGTTCCCATTTCTTGCATTTCTACACCATTTTCTTCAGGATCATTACCATTTAATTGTCTTACTCTTTCTTGGACTGCTCTTTCTCCTCGTCCTCTCAAATCATTTACTGTATTTCTTACATTATCTGCAATGGTTTGACCTCTTGCTCTCAAATCATTAATTACTGGTCTTGCTCTATCTTCCAAAGCTTGACCTAATCGTGTATCAGCGTCTTTAATAGAACCTCCTAATCCCGGAATTTTAGCATCGTAAATTTTAGATCCATATTTTTCCATTGCACTTTTGAAAGCTCTTACTCCTGCTTCGCTTGCAATATCTCTAATAGCATCTATATCTGTTTTTTCTCTTGCTTGTTGTACCAATTGTTTATTTATTCCTTTAATATTATCAACATCTGCCCTATAAGATGCTAAATTACTGTTAATTTCATTTGCACTTTCAGCATATGCGTTATACGCTTGACTTGGGTTATACATTATATATAATAACATTATATTTTTTTTATTAAATTAAATAATTTTAAACCTTATTAAAATTATCTCCATCCTTTTTTTCTCCTTCTTTTTCCTCACATTGTTCAACAATATCAGCCAATTTTTTGGTGACACAAGATGAACCTCTTAATAGACATACAATGCTATCAACTAAACCATTTGTTTTATACTTTTTTATAAATGGTAGTATTTCGCTTACCACTAAAAGAGTTGCTAAGATTATAGTAGAATATTCAAAACCTGAAATATTACTTAATTCATTTGTAACTGTAGAATTCATATTATTATATATATAAAATAGATAATAATATTATTACCATAAAATTTGATCTGCATAATATCCTGCACTACCCTTTTTATGTCTATCTTTTTCGTGCCTCTTTTTATAGAGTGATCTACGGGCATTTGCTTTTTCCATCCCTTTTTTTTTACCAAATTCTTTTGTATATTTTAAAATATAATTTGGATAGTCAAGGTATCCCGCCCCGCCGATAGACACTATCTTATTACCTTTTTTGTCAAAAACATCTATTTTTTTCTTTTTATTTGTAGAAACTTTTATAATAACGCCTAATCTTTTTGCTTGTTTTTTACTATATGGTGTAATCTTATAACTGCTCATTATATTATAATTAGATAAAATATTATTTACCTTTAGTTTTCATTGCCTGAGTATGGGCTTTACTAAAACTCATACCTTGTTTCATCAATTTCCTCATTTCTGCAATATGTTTTTTAGTATGATGTTTTGAATGTTCCTTTAATTTATTCTCTAATGCTAAACTTAATTTTTTCCTGTTTTTCTGAGGTTTTTTATTATAAGTTTTTTTTACTTTATTTCTATTTTTTGATCCGTACATATATATAATATTTAGATTATAATTTTTTGGCATTTAATAATTTATTCCCTTTTAAAACTGGTTTTTCTTTCCTATATCTCATATAATTTTTACCTGCACTGATAGCGGATTCTTTTGTATTAAATGTTTTATTTACAAATTCTTTTTTTTTCAAATTGTATAATTTATATTTTCCATTAATTTTTTTTATTTGGTATGGCATATATAATAATATTAGATTATAAAAAAGGGATATCTGTATAAATAGGAGTTCGTAGGCAAAGAAGGGATATTTGGGATCAAATAAATTAAAAATAAATATTAAGTAAAAAATTATTTAATATTTATATTTATTCTAATAAAATGTCTAAAATGCCTTCAATGCCTTCGTAACTAATGATTCCAATAATCAACTAAAGTATCTAATTTATTGTTTTGTTTTGCTATATATTCTTGATAATTTTTATGAGGTTCCTCATCGTCATCGTGATCTACTATAATACGGGCATAATTTATAAATATGGGGGAGGGGATAATGCTCATACTATGAGGTGTTAAAGTATTTTTTTCTTCATTACAAAAGTAAGAATATATATAATTTATCATATATTATATTTTTAGATATATTTTTTATTCAATTACTGTTACAAATCCGCCGGAAATATTGGCAATTCTTTGGATACCACTGAAAACTCTGTATCTACGACTTAAACCGTCTTCATCTACATCTGCTTCTACATCAACGGTCTCTCTGTATTCAACTGGAATATTTGACACCCTTCTACCTTGTCCAAAACTATTTTCTATTTTAAAACCTAACCAATGACTTGTTCCTTGTTCTGCAAGATTTGCATAACCATTTAGTAATCTATTACTAAGTCTTGGATTATCTGATTTATTTGTACCATTCCAAATATTACCCCAAGAATATCTTGCACCACAAAGATTAAGAGGAACTCTAAGAACTTCATCGGCTTCAGTCTTTTGCTGAGATGGATTTGAGATTGGTAATGAGTAAAAGTTTCTTGCATTAATTTGGAAATTTACCTCTTCATTATTTACCCAAGCCATAGAGTTATATCTACCTTGATTATCAATATATTCATCAGAACCCGGTGTTTCAACTAACTGTTTTTGAACAACTAAAGATTTGAGTCTTTTACCTGCTAACTGAATATTAAAGGTAATATCATTAGTAGCGTTAGCGTTTGCAGTTGCATTATGTTCTGTTACTTGCTGTTCAGTATATGGTACATTGTAACCACCTTTTTGCATCATTACATCCACAACTTCGGCTAACTGATCAGGATAAAAAAGATAATCAACCATAAGTAAAAATTTATCTTCTACAATGGTTCTACTTACTGTTGATGGATCTGTTACTGATGCTGGAGTTTGAAATGCGTGACCTACTTCATTTTTTGAGAACTCCAAGTTTAAACATACCTCCTGCTGGATGGCGAACAACGGGAGCTGTAAGCCTTGTAAGAAGGGGATTAGTTGGGATAAACCAACTGCCCAAGTAGGAGTTGTAGAAGCAAGATGAGTAAGTTTTCTATCTGCTCTTTCTTCTGAATTAGTCTTAACTGCATCCTGTTTGCCATATGTTGGTTGTGTTGGGTCATCGTCATTAATTGCATATTCAGAACTGACACGCCCAAGAGTTCCGAAGGGAGCATTGAAACCTCTTGATGCAATGGCTGTATTTCCGGGGTTCATAATATCCCTTGATGTTGATCCTTCAAAAATATCATCTCCTCCTTGTTTTGGCATAATAATGCCTTTTTTATAATCATTACTATAATGCAATCTAACCCAAGTTGCATAATGTGCTAAATCTCTTTGGTCGCTGATGGTTTTGCCTCCAATTGTGAGAAAAGCACGAGAAATTTGCGAAAGTGCTCCTGTTGATGTTGCAAGATAAGCACCTGTATCAGTACCGGGATTTGCAGAATCTTCTACTGTTAAAGCTAATTGTAGCTGACTATTAGAGTCTAAAATGCCTTTTCTGTCAAATACGAATTTAGCACCTTTTTGACTAAAATTTACTGGTCTTAGTAAATCAGTATTTACTTCTTGGTTCATTGGTCTGTCTAAAGGGGCAGTTCTTAAAACTGGCGGTAATGTGTTTGATCCACTCATATATATAATAAAGTTATATTTTTTTTTTTATAAATTTATTTTAATTTTATAAAAAAACTAAACTAAAAATAATTACATTAAAACCTGTACTGCCCCATTTTGGAAAACTAAAGTATTCTTATGTTTAACAAACAAATACAATGAATGAGGTGCTAATGATTGATCACCAACTGAAAATTTATATTGTAGTCCAAAAGGTTGATTTTTAAAATTACTTCCGTTTTCTGTTATCCAATCATAACCAACTCCAATATTATATTGACTCTTTTTATCTTCCTCAGTAATTTCCTGTCTATCTCTTGTAAATCTTGCTTGTTCATTAGTTGCTGGAGGATTTGATAATTCAGTTTTGAGAGATTGAATTAATTTGTCCATACTCCACTCTTTAGTAATAGCATTAAGAGCAGTTTTAACTCTCATTGCATCACTATTATCTTCTTTTTGTGATTCCTCACTATCAACAACAAAATCTAAAGGCAATCTTAAACCACCCTTAAAAAATGTTTGTCCTTGCTGATCAAATTTATAATCGTATCTATTACCGCTCTCATAAAGTGGAGGCATCGTAGCCTGACTTGGATAATCGTAGTTATTTATCCACGACGAAGGCACCATATTGCCAATGACTCCTAAAGTTCTTCCTGTATTAATATTAATACTTACATTGGCATCATTAGAAGAAACAACATTATAGAAACTACTATATGTATTATATTCTAAAACTGCATTTTCATTTTTCATTATAGCCTCAGTTACATCTGCTGGTTGAGTTTCTGTTGCTATTGAAAGTCTTAATTGATCTAATTCATAAAATGCTCCACCGTTGGCTTTGGCAGAAGAACTTTGTGAGTCTCTCCAAAAATTATTTTGTACTACATAAGAGGAATTTGCTAAGGTGATAACAATCCTTAAACCCTTAAGTAAATACATATCTAAAGGCTGACCCATAATAAGACCGTCATAGATTGGAATTGAAAAATGAATAAAATTATCACATTTTAAAGCTGTGGTTACATCTTTAGCTTGACCACCGTGATCAATATCTACACCACCATTTTGATAATCTAAAATAGATTTTTCTAAAGGTAATACACTGGACATAAGTCTGTTATACTGTTTTATTGTTGAATAGGTGGCACCTTCTAAATTTTGAATACTGAGAGTTTCTATACAAGAATGTACGCCTGTTCTTCCATCAATATAAAAATCATTACTTGGAGGATCTGATTGTACCAATGCATTACCATAAAAATTACCATCATTTTCAGGAAATGCATCGTTTCCATCCTTAACTGCAAATCTTCCGCTAATTCTTAATGTTTTACCATCGGCTATAACTGCTTTTCTTGGAAGTTCAAATATAATTTGATTAAAACCGTTTCTATCAGAAAATACACCGGTCCCCAAATTTACGGGATTGACTTGTAATACTTCTCTTTGTCTTTCAACTGTTGCACTCATATATATATTAATATTATATAAAAAAATTTTGTAAATATTTATCATAAAATTAAAAATGTTAAATATTTATATTTTTTTTTAAAGTATTTTAAAATTCTACTGTTGTCCCGGCTGTGCTTACTCTCATCCTTCTTAATCCTGCAATTTGAGATATAAATAATTTATTAAATTGAGGAGCTGTTGGGGTTCCTTTATATTCTACCTTAAGTTGTAAATTGCCATCTGCTTGAAAAACTCCTCCATATTTAGCAAGAGATCTACTAAACATAAAATTCTTATCTTGATGGTCTAAATTTCTTACTAAAACTTTTGCAGATCCTAAAGATTTTTCCATTTCCCAAAGAGCTATTTGTGCCGTTTTTGGAACTGTATCCGTCAAACTTGCGACATCTACTTTTCTCGTTGGTTGCATCTTCCCATTGACCAAATAATTATAGTTGCTTGCATTATCAGGTACTGTTTCTAAATTATTTCTTATGATGCTATTAGCAACGCCATTTTTACAAGGTAGAGTCAAAATAGAAGTTGCCATATTATTCTGTGCTGGAATATTAATTTGTGCAATTTGTTCAGATGCTTGGACATTATTCCTATATGTTGAAAATGTTAGGAAATCGTGGATAGCTCCCTCTTGAGACATTGATGCTTTCATTAAATTATCAATATATTGCTGAGGTGGTTTTGCAGTCTTAAGAACTAACTCAACATTTTCTATACTAAGTTCAGGAGTTGAATTTAACATATCTGACTGTCTGATGAAACAAGTATTATTTTTTGCATCTTGTGGGGCACCTGCGGAAGATCTACCTGCTCCACCAATGAATAAATCACTGTTAGGTCTTGGACCTCCTGCTGATGGTGCTCCTGTTAGATTTACTCTTATAAATGCTAAAGTACCGCCATTATTTCCAACAAATTCAACGGATTGAATAAGACCGCAATCCCTAAGAACTGGAGGGTTAGCATTATCAAAAGCGTGGAGTCTTTTCCCTTGGATTAAGTTCATAGCACCAACTAATTGATTTCTTACTAATCTCATACCTGCAGTTATTGCGTCTGTTGTAGGTTCTTGATTTGGAGCTCCTGAAAATGCTACTTGATTTCTACCGGGCTGACATTCAACATAAAGATCTAATGCTGTTACTTCTACTGCACCACCGGGCTGAACTCCAACTATACCAAATCTGCAAGATTCAGTTAAATCACTAATTAAATCACCATTATCTGCACAAACACCTGCACCACTCCACATTTCTAAACATTTTTCTGCACTATTAAGATCAATTTCAACTCTTAGACCTCCACCGTTTAAAATTGTTGGGTACATCTTAGTTGATAATGCTCCTAAAATACCACTATATGGTCTAACTGCAACTTGAGCAGTTAAAGGGTCTGCTGTAATTATTCCATCACTTTGTAAAGAATCGCCATTTGTAACCTCATAACTATTAAATAACTGAGAGTTATTTCCGTTTCTTGATGGAAGGTTATCATAAGCCTCACCATCATAAGATCTACTTGTATATTCTACTAATTCAGTCATACCTCTTTTATTTCTTATACTTCTATTTTCACTAAAATGATGTAATTTTTCTGCCAATTCTGCATAATTTTGTATATTTTCTAAAACTGTACCATCATTTGCATAAATTCTTAAATTATCAATAACTGAATGAATACCGCATTTATTACTAAATCTTACTACTGCAGGACTGTTATTTACTGTAACATCAAATTTTAAATATGACTGTCTTGGATCAATAAATCCGTGGGTTGAACTTGGAACCTCAAAACGAATGGTTTGAGTTCCGGCGTACTGTAATTGATGATTAGATGGGAGCAATGTAGATTTGCTACTAATCGTTTTGTTATACTGGCTTGCTTGAAAATCTGCCGACATATTATATAATATATTTAGATATTTTTTTTAAATTAAAAACTAAATTAAAAAAAATAAATAATTTACATTTTATTTTTCTTTTTCTTTTTCATATATTCCCTCTTTTTTAAAATTTTAGCAGTGTTAGCAGTTAAATCAACTTTTATTGGTTTATGTTTTTTGAGAGTTGGTACATAAACCTCATATTTGAAATGTTTATATTGTTCTTCTGAAAGATGTTTTACACATTTATGAGTATTGTAAGCACTAATTATTTCTGACTCTGAGCATTTTTTTACTTCTTTTTTATTTCCATTAATATTTAACTTGTAGTTCATATATATATATTAACTTATATTATTTTTTATATTAAAAAAATATAAATTAGTTTTTAATAAATCTAACTTGTCCTTTTGCATTTTTAATATATTTTCTGCCATTTTTAGCAGTAAATACTTTACCTTGCATAGTCTTTTTACTATCTTTAGGTTTATTTTTGGATCCTTTAGGTCTTCCTCTACCTCTTTTAACTTTATCTTTTAATCCTTTAACTTCCATAGCGAGCTTTTCGTCTTCTTTATCTTTCTGACCTTGTTTTTTCATTTTCCTTGCCATAATATTATATATAATATTACTTATATTTTATTTTTTCTAAATATTATTTTTATTTTTTTTATCGTTATGATATTTCAACTTTTTTTTTTGTAATATCAACTCTCTATTTTTATTGTAATAATTACGGGATGCCTCGCAAACTTTTGACTTACCATTTTCAGTATTAAAATATTTTTTTTTATATTGAGATTCTTTATATTTTTTATTTAGAATAATATATATCAATTCATTTTTTGACATATTTTTTAATTGATTGTAATATTCAGCATCAATTTCAATAGTTTGATTTTCGTCCTCCATTCGTTATATAATATATGAAGAAAAAAATATTATTCCTTAAATATATCTTTATGTTTGGGAACCTTTGGTTTTGCATTTTTCCTTTTATTGTGCAAATTATTAATATAAGAATTTTGACAAGAACAAGATCCATTTATTTCTTGAGATGAATCATTTATTAAAGTTTTTTTTGTATTTTCAACTTTCTTATTTTTTACTTTAGAAATTTTTGATTTCTTGGAAGTTTTTAAATTTTTAAAATGTTTTAAATTTTCCATAATATTTTTATATATACTATATATATATAAAAAATGTCACAAGTATTTTTATGTTCAGCAAATCCTGACTATACGGGTGGATTCCAAGGTAAAAAACCTTATTCTTTTACAAATCATTTTACAAACCCTATAAAAATTAAACCTAACTCACAAGTTGCTTTAGTAAATGTTGGTTTAAATGCAACTGCAGATTTTGAAGAAGATAATGTAAATGATGAAGGAACTTTTTATTTATTGGGAAATCCTGCCCTAAATATGTCAATAGGAATGGAATGGAGAGAAACAGCAGAAGGAGCTACTTCTTACGCCAATAATTTAGCAAGAGATATGAATGCAATGAATCCAAACTCTAATTTTACTTGTTTAAATCAAACTGATCAAATAATTGGTGGTAGAAAGCAAACAAGTGTAGGAAATAGAGGTTGGCAAATAATAGTAAAAAGTGATAATAAAAGCGATATTAGATTAACTCAACATAATGTTGTTTATGATGAATTTCATCAATTATGGAATAATGGGATTGAAAACGGACAACCTGCAGGTTTAACTTATGGTACATATACTGCACCAGCAGGTTTTAATGAAGGTTCAGGAGCTACTAAAATAGACAGAACTTTTAATTTTTTAGGTGCGATCTTAAATGTCCAGTCACCTAATGGTAAAATTAGATCAAATCAAATTGATGATTTAACACAAGACCCAAACAGCGGACCACAGAATGATCCAAGATTTGTAAGTACAAATTTGGATAGACAACAAAATTTTTACAACATTCCTTGGATGTGTTTTTATACTAATTCTTTTTATACATTTTTTTCTCCAACAGATCCAGCAGGAGGACCTTCTGAAATTATTAATGTGTATAATGGTAATTATTTTGAATTAGGAGCACCGGGAGCACCTCAAGCTTTATTAGATGTTAATGACAATGGTAATTGGATGCCTCAAGTTTTTAAAACAGGAATACAAAAAACAGTTGGAACTATGACTCCCGATATAGCAAATAATAAAGTTGGTAATGGACATCAAACAATTGGTCATTACGGAAGTGGTGGTTATATGGTCTTTACTTCTGCTTCTAATAGAATGTTTAACACAGCAGACGGACAATTTAGATTTCAACCAGCAGGTAGTGGTGGATTGCCTCTTCCAGCAGACCAAGCAGGATTTACAGGAGTAAGACCTCATTATTTTGGTGTTCTTCCTCACGAATTACTTTATGGTTATGATGATGATTTGGGTAATAGTCAAAATATAGATTTTCATATTCAAAATGTTGATATTAACAGCGATACAGCAGTTGTATCAAATCCTGAAGAATTTGAAAGAGATCAAGCAAGAGCAAGGTATTTATTTGGATATAAATGTTTTACAGATGTCCCGAATAGTGATGTTGTTATTCAAGCTCAAGTTTTACAACCTGATCCAAACATAGACGGGGCAAGTATGGTACATAGTTCATATATTAATATTGGGACAAGGGTATCCCTCAGAGATCTTGCTTGTGGTATTTTTGATGGTAATAATTTTAAACCTGCTTGGACACCAGCATCAAGAGGAGGAACAGGAACTATGAATCCAATACAATTAATTCCAACAGGAGGAACTCAAGGGGTAAATATATTTTTCAGATTAAGATGGACAAGTCCTTACACTATGGCATTAGAATTTATCTTAAGTGCATTTGACCCAGCAACCGGAGGCTTAGAAGGATACAATGGTGCTACAGATGAGCCATATCGTCCTGCAGATCCTTTAAATAAAGATCCTTTAAATGGTTGGTGTCTAATTGCAGATATGAAAACCCCCGATATAACAACAGGACAATCTTATTATATTCCTACTTATTTAGGTGAAATGATACCAATTAAATACAGTTGTATGTTTTCTGATGATTTTACACAAAAAGGTTATCATTTTCCAAAACCCGGATGGTATGGTGGCAGAATCAATGCTCAAACAAATGCATTGAGAGAAATTTATAGAGCAGAACCTGATGATTTTCCTCCTTTAAAAGACGATGACTTTTGGAATGAAAGACAAAGCGGTTCATCTCTCTACTTTGATCAATCAACATTAGGAGAGGGTTTAACTTATACAAGTCCTACAATAGCACAATGGCAATTAGCAAACCCGGGATCACAAGTTGAAGAATTTGATGCAGAAGGAAGGAGTAAATTAGAGATATATATGCAAAATAATGAAGTTTTAAGTTCAGGAGAGATATGGAAAAATTTTTGGCATTCAGATGGACAATTATTTTTAGATCCTACAAATGTAGCAGATTCATTACTTGGTCAGCATTTAGGTTATCAATTTGGATGGGTACCAAGAGGTGCAACTGAGTCAGGAATAGAATTAAATCCTGATATAGATGGTACAGGTACAAATTATGAGTTATGGGGTTTAAATGGAACTGAAGAAGTAGTTAATGGTTTAGGATTATTTAATTACATTATTGAATTAGAAAATTTACCTATCCAATCTCAAAATGGTGTTACATCCTCTCAAAATAAAGCAATTTATAATTTAACTTTAACAGATGGAGATGCTAATAGTCAGTTATCTAATTATTTAATTTTTTCACATTATGCTCCTACTATGCAATGGGTTGATCTTAATAATTATGGACCAATGGAGCTAAATCAAATTATGGTTGGAATTAAGAATTACAAAAATATGCCTGCCGTTGATTTAGGAAGATTTACCGGTCTAACAGTTGTTTTTAGACAAAAACCGGGTGATTCTGCAGTTGGAGATAAATCAACATCTGCACAAAATCCGTTAGCAATGTAATTATAAATACTATAAAAAAATAAAAAAATTTAAAAATATTTTTATCTTTTTAATATTATATATAGAAAGTATGGGAGATATAGACAAAAACAATTTATTCCCCGTTGTAAATCCGAATTTGGATGAATTAGCACAAGAGGCAAAAAAACCTATTAACGAAGATGAGGTTATTGTACCTGAGGGTAAAACTCAGGAATTAGATAATCCATTGAAAAAAGAATTACCTAATGATATATTTGTAAAAAAAGAAAAAAAAGGTAAAATTAAATTAAGTAAAAATGAAATATTAGATCATAAAGATCCAACTGATACTATTGTTGAAACTGATGTAAAACCAAAAAGAGATTATTCTCATTTAGCAAAAGCAAGAGCTAAGGCTCAGGAAACAAGACGATTAAAAGCAGAAGAAAGAAAGAAGAAAAAGGCAGAAGAAAAGGAAAGGAAAAGATTGGAAAAAGAAGCAAAGAAAAAGGCAACTGCAGAAAGAAATAAAAAGAAAGCATTAGAGAGATATTATAAAAATAAAGAAAAAAAAGAAATGGAAAGATTAGAAACTGCTAAACATATAGCTAAAGAAGCAAGAAAACCGCCTGCCAATATGCAACATTATAATCCTCCAACTCTGCAAAATACCGGAATGGATTTTAGAACTTTTAGCCAATATATGTTTAAATATGAGCAAATGAAAGAACAATATAGGAAAGCAAAACAACCAAAGCCAAAATCTAAACCTATACCAATACCCAAAAAACAAGAACCTAAACCTAAAGCTAAACCATTTCATCCTGAAAAATATCCTTTAAGTAATTGGTATAATCCCAATAATAGAAATAAAGAGTTTTCAATGTTTTAAAGATTATATAAGGAAAATATTAATTTAAAATAAAAATTAATATCTTCTTTAATATATATAAATGAATTGTGATTTGTCAATATTACCTTTAAAACCCTTAGATATAAAAGATGATTCAGATAAAAAATATCATCCACATCTGCCTTCTATCGCAAGAAATCACGGCACTTGTATGTTGATTTTGGGAGCAGTTGCAAGTGGTAAAACTTGTCTATTAGTCAATCTTCTGCTCAGTAAGCATTTTTTTCGTGATGCATTTGAAAAGGTGTATGTTTTTTCGCCTACCGCAGAGCTTGATGATTCAATGAGACATATGAAAGAAGCCTTTGAGGTTTATAGTGAGTACAAAGATGAGATCTTAGAAAAAATTATTGCTCAACAAAAAAAATATCCAAAAGACAAAATGCCAAAAATAGCAATAGTTGCAGATGATTCAATGGGACTATTAACAAAAAAGTTTTACTCATTTATAAGTCGTTATCGTCATATAAATTCTAATGTTTTTCTTTCTATTCAAAATTTCAGAGCATTAAATCCAATTGCAAGAACAAACGCTAACGCTATATGCATTATGAATGGTATTTATAATGATAATGAACTTGCTAAGATTGACGAAGAATACGGAAGTATTTATAAAAATACATTATTATATTGTTATCGTAAATATGCTAAAAAAAAATATTCATTTTTATATTTGAAACTACGAAAAAATCCGCCTGAAATGTATTTAAATTTTATTGAAAAAATTAAATGGAATCTGCTCAAGAAAAAAGCTAAACAATGGAATAAAAACAATTTGGACTCTGACACTGAGGAAGAAGATGATGATTTAGAATGATAAATATATGATAACAAATATTCAATAGAATATTATACAAAAAATACAAAATAATTAATAATTTTTACTAATTTTAGTATAAATTATTATTTTCTATTATTAATATATATTATGGACACAAGATTAATTTATGTTAGCAAAGATAAGGCTCAGGTATCTAATGCTAAGGATGGATCTTTTTTAAATGAGGTATCTCAAGGGATAAAAGTAAATGTCGGAGATGAAATAAGTATTGATGGGATTGCAGTAAATTCTATTGGTGTAGGATCTGATATTATTGAAATACCTGAGAAAATAAAAGATAATCCATATTTACCAAATAGGCAAGTATTAAATGGATGGTTATATATAAATCATAATTATAAATATACTTGTCCTTTACCTTTATCAACACAAAATACAGTATATAGTACAGCAACAGATTCTAATTACGGATATTTAACAAATCAAGGTTTTCCATTGACATATCCTTTATGGACTACAAAAACAAAAGGAGATCCTGAGAAATTTGATTTTAATGCATCGGGAACTCGTTTTTATATTGGCAGATGGGCACCGTATAATCAAGACCCTGATGCTTGGGCAAATGCAACCGAAGCGGGAGCAATTGCAGATAAAACAGCAGGAAATTTTATTTGGTTTCCTGCAACAACAAATATAGAAATTGGTGTATCTATAGGTTACGATAATCCCAGTAATATTGCAAATAAAATTACAGAAGATATGCATAATGGTGTCCCATTGCCTTTAAAAGTAAGCATTGATGCAACACAAGGAGCAGGATATAATTATAAAGTAAATACTTGGTCTAAAGATATAGGACAATTACAGACGGCTTGTTTAGCAGGTGGGACTAATGTAGTAAGTATTGATGGTATTCCTTCCTCACACCAAAAACCTACATTAGTATCTTTTTATCAAAATTATATTGGTTATTTAAATCCACAAAAACAATATTATGGTTCAAGATTAGCAAATGAATTTACAGGAAAAAAAAATATGACATATTATAATTCAGTATTAGGACCACAACAAGGTTTTGAAAATCAGATATATATGTTAAATGAGGGACCAATTGATCCAACAAATACTTTTAGTTCGTGGGACGATGGTTTTGTTATGGTTACAAATTTAGATTGGAATGAAACAAATTGTAGAAATGTAGCTAATTTATTAAGATGTAGGCAATATATAGATGACCCTTTTGGTGCAGGTACAGAAAGAGCAACAGTTGCAGATATAGAAACAGATCCTAAGACAAGAGCCCTATTTTTAACAAAAGTTGATATTGGTAGATGTGATGATAGTCCAGCCTCTACAGTGGCAGGTTATACTCAGGCACAAAATAGAGTTTTACCAAATCCATCTTCTTCTAATACACAATATTTAAGTTTTGCAGGTTTTTTATTAGATGCATATTTTAATCCATCAAAATATAATAAAGCATATACTGCACTTACTTCAAGCGATCAATTTTTTGATTTAGTTGTTGATAATAATTTTTTAATACCATTTCAAGGGCAACAAATGAATAGTAGAACAATTGCTAAATTATTAGATGTAAATATTGTTTGCGTTAATACAGGTGCAACTTTTGGAGCAAATGAAAGATGTGTAGGTATTATATTAAATGCAAGATCTTTACAAGGTGATCCAACAGGTACATTTAAATTACATCCAAAAAATTATTGTTTATATGACCCATCTATTTATCATAATACAAGCGTATTAGTTATAGATACATCATTGGCAAAAGGTGCATCATCAGGAGCAAATGCGATAACAGATTACAACGGATATATAAGTGTTGGAGCTCCTGATATGAATCTTACATTTGACCAAACAAGAGGAAGATTTGGATTTCAAAATATGGCTTGGGCTAACATTATAGGAAATGGTAATAGTGCTACAGCCGTCCCTTCTGCAGGTTTAGAAGCATTAACTTCAGGATATGATTATGTAAATGATCCGGATGTAGATGGACACACATCCGGCAGTCCTAACGAAAGATTTGCACCAAGTAATAACGACTCAGGGAGTCCTTTATATGAAATTATACCTTTTGATAAATATAGTCAATCAGGGATTGGATTATTTAATATTTCTTTAGTTGATGATGATAATAATTTTCACCCTATTGATTGGCAAAATAAATTAGATATAGAAAAAAAGTTTAATGATTCATTATTACAAAGATTGGGATTTACTTATTTAGGATTATGTAATAGAGCAGGGAGAGCAGAAGTTGTTTTTACTGAAAGATTTTATAATAGTGTTATCCCACAAAGTGATTTTAATTTATTTCCATTTCCTTTAACAACAAATCTAAGAATTGAGAGCACAATAAATAAACAAATTTCTTTAAATAGTCATACTTTACCTATGTTTGATTTAGGTAATCAAAAAGGTTATGTAAATGCTAATTTTGAATTAAATACAAGTTCTGCATATGCTCAAAATTTACCTCAAAAATTAGTATTTCCATTTTGGCTTATTAAATCAAATATTATTGAGGGGATTCATTTTAATTCTGAAAATAGTGGTCAAGAAGATCAGATTGTTGCAGTTTGTAATAGGGCATATTTAGCCGGTGATTTTGCATTTAGTTTTTCAACAAGTTATTCATTTAAAGCAACTCATCCTTTTGTAATAACGGGGATAAGAACAAGCGTACTAAATCCTGATTTAACTCCTGCAAGAATTGACGATAAAACAAGTATTATTTATAAAATTGTTAGTCCGATACCATTATTCAAAGAAATACAAATAGATCAGGAAATAGAACAACAACAAAAGAAACAAGCCCGTAAAAAAAATAGTTCCAAAAAGGAAAAAAATTAATTATTTTCATTATAAAATATATGATGAAAATATTTATTAAGATATTATTTTATCTATTATATATATAGATGGATAAACAAAAACCACTAAAAAAATGTATGTTATGTAATAAAACAATCAAAAGATTTGCAAAATGGAACGATCAAAAACAACGAAATGTACATAGAAGTTGTTGGTTGAACTTCCGAGATTTTGGCGATAGATATGCAGATGTTTTATTTTGTCCTGAAAAAACACCAAAAAAAGTAATAGTTGTCAAGCCTACAAAAATAGAAGATTCAGATCCCGAAGGCAAAGAAGGCAAAAACGAGGTTTAACTTTGTAAAAATAATTATTATTTTTTTATTTTTTTTTATTATTAATTATTTTTTAAAAAACCCTTAAAATGCCTTCAATGCCTTCGTAAGACTTCTATAGATATATATCCCCTTTTTTATAAGCAAAATTAAATAATTATACAAAATTAATATAATTATTTAATAAAATAATGGCATACCCACACACAAAAGGAATCATTGGTAATACTCTATAACTAATAAAGTTATTTTCTTACAATATAATGTAATAAAATAATTTTAAGTAAATATTAATTAATCAGATCATCAAAAGTTAGTTTTTCTACAACATCGTGTCCGCCTTCTTTATTGATTAATTTAAATTCTTCAACATTTTCATCAAATAAATTTCTTTGTACCATATCTCTAATAATAATATCAGGTTTTAATGTAAATACTGCTCTTCTTGTCTTACTATCCAATTTCTTACTAATACCTTCCAAATTATGTTTCATAAAATTACCTAATACTGCTTTTCTACTTTTTTCAACTCCGTAAGTGATTCTATTTGATTTACACCAATCCCAAAAATCTCTACATAAATCACCTGCCTCAATATCCCAAGGTTTATAAAATTCATCATATTTAAAATATGGTTGTTCAATATATTCTACTTCATTATCACTTTCTTCATCATCTAAGTCACAAAAGGAAGGTTTATTTAAAAATTCACAATTGATAATTTTATCTTTAATAAAGTTTAATTCATTTGGAACAAAATAATGACTAATTTGATTATAAGCTTCTCCCTTGGCATTTTGTCTTTTTGCTTTTTTGAAATCAAATTTTTCACAATCAAAAGACATAATATAATTATAAACATTTGTTTTAAATTCTTCTGAATTTGTAATTTCAAATACCTTGTCCCATTGCTCTTGCAAAGTACAATTTTTTTTATTTCCCCTGTAGCAAAACCATCTTCTATCTCCGCTCACTAAATCAATTGTGACGGGTAGGTTCTCATTACTTGTTACTACAATTAAAGCGTAATTAATTGTTTCAAATGGTTGAGCATTTTTTGGATTAAACATAATATCAGATTCTGAAATAATTGATTTAAATCTATTTTGTAAATTTTTTGTACTTGTAAGATCCATTTCATTTAAATTAACAATTAATTTATGAAATAATCCCATAGCGTGAGTATCAATAATATCGTTAATATTTGATGTTGTCAAATAATGTTGATCACCCACGATTTTCCCCAAAATATTCAATAACCAATTTTTACCTTCACCCTGAGATCCTTTAATAATAATAGCATACGGCTTTTTTCTTGCAGGAAATTTTATTTTATAACTTACAATATTCATAAAACTCAAATAATCATTTTCATCACCTCCCAAAATATTTTTAGTAAGGTTTTTGAATAAATTAATATGTTTTTGATAATTCTCAGTTTTTTGATTAAATACATATTGAGGATATCCTGAAAAACTATTAAAATATTCTGTATTATCTTTTAATTTATCAAATGGTTTATTTTGAGGATAAAAATCCATTCTATCAAAAGTTTTCTTTTCAGGGTCAGATGTCCATCTATCTACAAAAGAAGTTACTTTATTCCCAAATGCACTTTCAAATTCGGGGTTAGTCCTATATTGTTTAAAATTCTTTCTAAGTTTATCATCAGTATAAGGATTGCAAGATCTTTTAATAAATAATTCTCCTGTGATTGGATCATTATGATATTCATTATTTGATCTCCAATAATTACCTTCTTTTTCTGTATAACAAAAGAATTTTTCAAAATAATCTTTTTGTAATGGATAATCGTATTGAATTGATTTAAAATATTCTCTATCCCATTTCTTAAGACTTTCTTCAGGGTGATCTTTATCTTTAATATCATTCTCAATAAGTTCATCAACTTCCTTCAATATTTTTTTACCCTCATCAGGTTCTTTTATTGTAAATTTCAAATCAAAACCAAATTCTTCTTTTACCCATTCAGATAATTTACTTAATTCAACTTTTTTTTGAATCATAAAACCATCATATACATATACAAATCTCCCTTTTACAATAATCTTTTTTGCTTGTAATTTTAATAGTAAGAATTCAATTATTTTGCATTCCCAATCACCTAAAAATTTAGACATAAGTGTATTTCTTGGATCTTTTTGATATGGTTGTGTTGGATTATTACCCTTTTTGACTTCTTTCAAATAATTTTTCATTTTTCTCTGATAATCTTCCATATTCTTCTTTTTTGTTTCTGCAAATATATCTTGATTATTTAAAATAACATAATTAGTATTAATATTGGATACTTCATTTTTTAATTTAATGACAAATGCATAATCTTGTTTATTTTTATCAATACCATTTTTTTCTTTCCAAGATTTTGTACCACCACCAAAGAAGCAAACACTAATAATAAGTTGTTTAACTCTTTTATAAAGATCCTTATTATATTCTTGACCGTGGAAATACCAATTTGCAATTGCTTTTAATACATTATCCCTTTTCTTGATATATGTATCTAAGTGTTTATATTCAGTAGAATCAACACCTGCTTTTTTAACAACATTATAAAGAATAGTTGGCATAGCATTTTCAATATCATAGTCAATAAGATTACATTGTATTGCTATACATTGTCTTAATTCATTTGGCAATAAAGCCAAACTAACTTGATTTTTAAAACTTGCTCTACCATATTCTTTTATTGTTGCAGTTACTGTAAGGAAACCCCTCTTACATTTTTTAATTAATTTTTCTAAATGAGTTCTTGCATCATTAAACGGTACATTGAACTCTTCCAACCATTTTTGATCGGTATAGGTCTTATTCCAACCTGAATTGATGATTTTCTTCAGGATATTTACATCACAAGGCTCTTTAATGATGTTATCCATCTGAAAAAGCTTAGTTGAGTTTTTGGTTATTACGAACATTGAATTATTTAATTCCATACTTATATATATATGTAGAGATATTTTTTTAAGTCATTTTAATAATTATATTAATTTAAGTAATTTAAATAAAATTACTTAAAATAAAATTTCTATATATTTTTTTAAATTTATGCCTAAATAATAAAATTTTTCTATATATTTTTTTTATATTATAATATATATAAATGAGTTCTAATAAACCCGTAGATATGAAATTATATGAAAAAATAGCCAAGCAAATAAAAGCTAAGTATCCCAAAAGCTCCGCCTATCGTAGCGGGCTTCTCGTAAAAGAATATAAATTAAAATTTGCTGAAAAATACGGTAAAAGGAAAAAGCCATATACTGGACAAAAAGGTAAAGGTTCATTGTCCCGCTGGTTTAAGGAAAATTGGACCAACCAAAGAGGAGAGGTTGGCTATAAAAAGAAGGGTGATGTATATAGACCAAATAAAAGGATAACTAAAGATACACCCAAGACCTTTAAGGAAATATCTAAAAAAGATCTAAAAAAAGCACAAAAAGAAAAGAAAGAAAAAGGTAGAGTTAAGAAGTTTTAATAATTATAATCTTCATAACATATACAATCTTTTTTTATTTTACCACTATTTAATAATTTGCAATATGTAGGATAGTTTTCTACTCTTCTTCTCATTTTAATAAGATAAGGAGGATTAAATAATAAACTGATTCTTTCTTCATATTCTAATTCTGCTTTCATATCATTGTATTTTTGTTGTTGTATTTTATTCATTTTTTTTTACTAATTGAATATATATAATAAACCTTTAAGCCTTATTATATATATATGTAGATATTTATTTAATATCCATTAATTGTTTTATTAAAATATCTGCAGAAATCCCAAGCTTTAGCTTTAGATCCCCTTAAATAAGCAAATACTGCATCTTTCCAATATTCACCATCAAATTCATCATTTTCTTGTTCTACAATTTGATTATTTTCAATTTTAGGTATCATTTCGTCGTCGTGGTCTAATGTGCTCCAACCCCATCTTTCAGATACTGCAAACCATTGATTTATAATAGTTGCTCTTAAACTATCAGATAGTGTTTTTTCATATTCATTTTTAAAATGATAAAAAATTTTAAGTCCTGTAATAGTACCGACATCTTCCGGAAATTCATAATTAATTTTTTTGTATAATTTATTTAAATCTCTGTTTGTATATTTAATATTTAAATCTTGGCAATTAGCAAAGATATTGTCAATTTCAATTAAGAATTGTGTTTTGTTCATATTAAATATATATATAATTTAGTCTTTAAACCCAAATTATATATATATGTAGTTATTTATTTTCAGAAGGTGCAATTACTTTTTTAGGTCTTCCCCTTCTCCTGCCTGTTGGTTTATAAACTCTTTTTGAATTAGCTCTTTTCATTGCCAATTTACCTTTCTCAGATTTTAAATACTTTTTACACCTTTCATTTTGTATTTTCTTTTTTTCGTGATATTGTTTAATTATTTCAATTAACTGAGATTTTTCCATATTTTCGTAAAGTTCTTGTTGAAATTCCATATTATATATATATATTAGATTTTTTTTTAAATAGTTTTTATTATTATTATGATACCCTTATATTTATTTTTTCAAATAAACATTTTCTTGCATACTGACGCTATGATTCATCTCTTTTGCAAGTTTTGCCTTTTTATCTAAAAGTTCAGGATCAAATTCGTGAGATATTTTAATTTTCCTTAACATAGAAGCACCTATTTTTTTACCAAATGGTTTAAATATTTTATTAATAAATTTACTTAATCCATTTTTTGACATTTTATTACCTCTACTATCTAATAATAAATATTTTGAATTATGTACATTTAACCATAAATTCAAAACACTATTTAATCCTTTTGAAACTGGTATTTTTACATTTTCATCTGTTTTGCTTTTTACTGTATTTTTGCCAAAAGAAAAGAATTTTTTATTTCTACTAACAACAACTAAATATATATTATTATCTTTTTCATCTTCAGATAATTTATTAAAATCATTAAATTTTATTATTTCTGTATCTGCAAATTCAAGCCTACGAACTGCTCCAAGGGTATATAAAGATAATACTAAATATTGCATAATAAGATCTTTATCTTTCTTATTTTTTATTTCTTTTGTAGATTGTTTATATCCCATTTTCCTAATATCATTGCCTAATTTACGCTGATATTTCATTATTTCACTCCATTCCATCCAATTATCACTTTCTTTTTGGTTTTTTTCTCTATTTTTTAATTGATTATTATATTTTTCTTGTTCATTAATTAACATATTACTGTATTTATCATAAACCTTTTCAAAATGTTTAGGTGGGTCTTTTCTTGCCTTAGGAGATAAGGCAACTAATATAGAAGATAAATAATTTTTCTTTCTACTGCTACTTAATCCTTCAATAAATGTTTTAACTTTGCTAAATTTACTTTTTAAAAAGTCTGCACTATCAAAATCTTTACCAATAATTTCATTTGATAGTTTATTTAGCAATCTTTTGTAGGTACTAAGAGTTGATTCTCTCACTCCACGACTTTCTTTAAGAGTTTCTAAAAGTTTGTCCATATATATATAAATATAAAATATTTTTTTATATGAAAAAAAACTAAATAATGGAAAAATCTAAATATTTTTATATTTTTTCTCTGAATATTTAGGAATAGTTAGTTTTATGCTCTTTAAATGTTAGTTTTATGCTTATAAATGGCTTAAAGATAGCACAAAATAATTATTTTATTCTTTATATATATATAATTTATATTTATTCTATATATTTAAAGTATTTAGTTTTATGCGTTTATATAAAGAAATAATAATATATAGATTATATATATATGTCAAGAGTAAAAGCCTTTTGTATTAACGATGTTCATATCGTTGTTAAATGTCCTAATCCCAAAAAATGTATGAAATACAAATTTCATAGACACGGATCTGCAGGTGATTATAAAACTAATAGAATAGAAAGTCGTTGTTCTCATTGTAAAATAATTAATTATGATGAAATAGAAATAAATGATGATACTCTCAGATGTGATTTAGGAAAAACTGGAAAACCATTAAAAAGATCTTTCAGTAAATATAAATAAGTTCTTTAAATAGTTAATTTAATTATTTAAAGAATATACTTAAAGGATTACCATCCGCCAACGGGGAGTTGGGTATCTAAAGTATCACTTGTTGGTACAATCATTTGACCTCTTTCTGCACTGGTTAATCCCATTTTTGGTATTTTAAC